CGTATTTTCCGACATAAAAAAACCCTCACATCAAATGCAAGGGTTTTTAAATCAATAATTATGGTTTAATTATGTTGTTGGATTTACTGTAATTAATGTTGGGTCTGAAACTCCTGTATTAAGGATAGTTCCTTCACACAATGATACAGGGTCTGCACTTTTAAAAGTAAACGAAAGTGTTGACCCGTTCATATCTCCAAAGGCAGTTCCTAGAGAAGACTCTCCTTCTGATGCTCTACCAGCGGATTCATCTCCTAATAAATAATACTCTCCAGCATTTGACTTTACAACCGCAAATATAGGTGCTTTACCTAATGCCTTTACAAGGTTTCTAAGATCAGCAGATAATTGAACAAATTTAACAGATAAAACATTCTCATAAAATACTGTTCCATTCTCTCTTGATGCTGTCATAGTACCAACTAGTCCAGCGAACTCAATGTCTTGCTCAAATTTATAACAAGATACAGAGTTTGGATTGTCGTTTAATACTGTAATAATATCGTCCGCATCTCTAGTATAAGTTACAAGACCGTCAAAAGTACCGATATAAACCTCTTCGATACCTCCCACAACATTACAACCTAAATTAAAACCGTTATCTAATATACAACTCATTTTGTTTGTGTTTTAAAAATAACCCCCTAATTAAAGAGGGTTATTAGGTTAATATTTTTATTATGGTGCTACAACTGTCATAACTTGACTAGCATCTTGGTACTGAAATCCAATAGAAAATACAATATCAGAAACTAATTCTTTATGGTACTTGTCAAAGAATAACTCAACATCTTCTCTATCATTCTCTAAGTCTGTTCCGTATCTTAGGTTCTCCATGTAAGTAGCAAAAATAGTATCTACTCCGTTCAATCCATGAGTACCAACTACTTTAATGTTAGTTCCTGGAAAAACCATAGTTTGCTCCATGTTCTCCATACCTGTATTAGTATAGTCTCCTGTTGCGTTTAATCCGTAAGTATCTCTAATGTCTTTATTTAATAAAGAATAGTTAGCAAGATTCATAAATACTGTGAAATCATCTCTTTCGTATAACTCATCAGTTCTATTTGCAGCGATAGCCTCTAATACTTCAATAGGTCTAGCAGCAAAGTTAGCCGGTAAATCTGTACCATAAACTCCTTCGAATCCGATTGACTCAGCAGCAGCCAAAGCCAAGAACCCGTCTACGAATTGTAAGTTTCCAGTTCCTGTTGCAACGTTACCTTGCCATACTAATTTCTCTAGGTTGTAAGAATTGTATTTTACTTTCTCTTCAATGAAAAGGTTAGCAAATGGTAACTCTTCGTTTCTTGCTCCAGCAGCTTGGATCATTGGTAACTTAGCATCTAATACATCTAAACACATTAACTCTCTATCTGTAAGTCTAGTTGTAGTAATATCTCTAGGTGCAATTACTGTATTGTCTCCTGTCTCAGTAGAAACACAATCACCAGCAGACCAAGTTACATCAGTTGAAAGGATATTCAATCTTTCAGTTGAACCAGCCTTGATACCTGTTTGTGGCATTAACATACCTAATGTCTTTGCACCAGCAATAAGATTAGCAACGATCTCTCCTTTGTTGTCGATGTAATCTGGTAAAGCACTTACATCTAATGCAAACGCTTCCTTTTTTAAATCTTCTTTTGTTCTCATAATTTATTTAATTAATATTATTTCAATCCCATTGCAGTATGCAAAGGACTTTTATTCTTATTAGTTTCTGTTTTCTTAAATTTCAATTCAGTATCAGTATGTTCAGCACTTGCCATCTTTCCAAATTCTTCAACCTTACCTTCTACCTTTTCAAACTTTCCTTCAATAGCGTCTAATCTTTCAGCAATAGAACCTAAAGCCTTAGCCAAAACCTCTTCATAAGATTCCTCTTCCTCTAGTTTTACCTCTTCTTCTTTATCCTCTTCCTTGTCTTCAACTACTTCTTCCTTAGCCATTTCCTCTTCTACTTCTTCCTCTGCTTCTGCTTCCGCTTCAACAATTTCAGTAATGACTCCAGCAACCACAACAATGGACGTTCCATCTTCAAGTACATAAGTCGCATCTTCAACATCAACTTCACCATCTTCTGTAATTTCTTTAACAGGTTGATCAACTGCAATATCAGCAACGCGCATAATCCGACCATCCTCTGTTTTAACATCGACGAACACTTCCTCGACTACTTCCTCTTGTTCTCCTAAAAGAACTTTTTTGATTTTATCAATCACTTGTTTTTTATCCATAATTGGTTTATTTTTTACTTTAAATATTAAATGCAATATTTTGTTTAATCTAACCCCACTAATTTTTGTAAATGAATGTGTTTTACTAAATCGTGGTAGTCTGATTGTATAATATTTTGAACTTGCTTTATAAAATCATCTTCTTTACTTGCTTGTAAATTCATCTCATAATTTTCAATAAAGAACCCCTCTAAAGAGAACCCGTTGAACTTATCACTAAGTATTTTATTATTCCAATAGTTTACATCGTCAATATAAAATGATGCTACCCATGTTCCCTCTGGCAAGTCTGGATATAATTCTGATTTTACCTTGTCTCCAACTATGTAAGACTCCACCATAAAAACGTCTTTAACTTTCTTCTTAGAGTCGTGGTCTTCATTAACAGAGTTTTGTCGTCCTTCCATTATGTATTTATTCCGCATCCTATGAATCATATCAGCAGAAAATTTAACGTAATATTCCCCCATCTCTTCGGAGTATCTGTATATCGGTGTCTCTGCTAACATAACAGGACAAGTCACAATTCTTTTAACGTCGTTCTTAGCGTATGACTGCTTATCTTTTTTATCTCTTGCAAACTTGAACCAATCAACCTGAGTCGCTGGGTCTTCTACAAAAGAGATAGCCTCCATACCTGAGTACATATCATCTTCCTCTATGTCTAAATAGATTACTTTTTTATCATCCATAAAATCTTTTTTATTAAATATATTTTGTAATTATTTGTTTAATTGGAATATTGTTATTAGATTTGATAAAACATTAAAACATAAAAGATGGAATATAAAACTTGTAATAGATGTGAAAAGGAATACCCTAAGACAGTAGAATATTTCTTTACTAAAACCTATAAACAAAAGTTAGCAAATGGTAAAATTAAACAGTACAAATATTTTAGGCACGTTTGTAAAACCTGTCACGGAAAATTATTGACAGAAAAAAACAGGAAAAAAAGATGTAAAGAATTAGGGTGTAGTATTGAAAACTACAAAAAAGAGTACATAAAACAAATGCGTTCCAGTAAATTAAAATTTAAAGAATTAGTTGATATTGATTATTTAGAAAGAATCACAATCCTAAAAGATGTAAGGAACGGGTATGAGTTTACAACATTAAACCAATATAGGATAGATAAACCAATATTTAAAGAGAAAAATATAAGGAATGGAAACTTAAAACGAAGAAAATACCATTATAAAAACAAAGGTAAATTAAGTGCGTATGAAGTAAATCAAGCTTCAATAAACGCTTTAACAGATGCAAGGATAGCATTGTCTTTAGGTTTTAAGGTTGATGAATTACCAAAAGAAATTATAGAAACAAAAAGAAAAGTAATACAATTAAAAAGGGAGTTAGGGCTAACTACTCCGAGAAGTAAAAATAAAATAAACAAATAATTATGGAAAACAGAGAGTTAAATTTTGAAGTGAACAATTCAAAGGAATTAAATAAAATGCTTACAGGTGTTTTAATGGATGTGAGAAGAGGAAACCTAGATCACGAAATAGTTAAGAGTATAACATTGGTAGCGGATAAAATTAATAAAAATAATGTTAATGCAATCGAATACAAAAAAGTTTCTAAGCATAAAAATGGTCTTGATTTTTTTGAAGAATAACATTGCAATGCCCAGACGGGTGACTGTAAACGAGAACCCTCTAACTTTAGTGTTAGGGGGTTTTTGCTTTTATCCAAATGAAGCACTCTCTTCAATCCTTCCTACTCTGTTTTGCGTATCTGTTATGTCACTCTCTACAACATAGACCCGTTGTTCTTGTTGTGTGTTCTGATTAAATGTATTTGAACTAGGTGAAGTAGTTGATACATCAGGTGCTAAAGACACACCGCCTCCAGCTTGATTAATAGCACTTAAAGTTTGTGGAAA